GGGGTCTTTAATGGAGGATAAAGACGTTTACGGAATGGATGTGAGTGTTGGAAGCGGAGAAAATTGGTTTACTAAACTTTTTAATGATAATATATTCTGTGTGTACTTACCGCTATCGTTCGTACTAGATGCTCTTAATCAGTTTGAATTACCAAAAAATCATAAAGGAGAAATTGTATGTGGATTTGATATTCACACTGATGAAGAATTTACTACATTCCCAGGGCACTACTCTAATAATCCTTTAGTAGCTCTACCCCCAAAACCTCCAGCAGGAGATTTTTCGTTTGCACAAATAGAAAGAGAAGAAGTACATAGTAAATATTCTGGGGCATATAAACCAAAAAGGATATTAGATATTATGGTTACTTCTCATTTTATTAAGTCTCAATTAGAAACTATACAAAACTCAACAGCAGAAACAAGTCAAAGTTTATTTGATTTTGTAAAAAGAATATTAAGTTCTATAAATTCTACATTCGGGGATATAAACAGTCTAGATATACTGTATGATGAAACTGATAATATGTACAGAGTAGTAGATAGAACCATGCCTAGCGTAAGCACTAAACCACATCGTATAACAGTTAACGGACTTTCTACAACTGTTTTAGATATTAGTGTTACGTCTAAAATAAGCTCTGATATGGCTTCTATGGTTTCTATAGCAGCTCAAGGTAATACCGGTACCTATAGCGATAACTTAGATAACTTACTTAAGTGGAATGCAGGATGTGTTGATAGAATGTATTTATCAAAACAGGTAACTAAAAAAGAAGATCCACCAGCAAAGCAAGATGAAAAGAAAAAACCTTTCAAAGAAAGATTTGAAGATGCATGGAAGAACTTTAATGACTCAGAGGTAATAGATCCTGAGAAGTTTAATGAAATGCGACCTGAATCAAAATCTGATATAGCTAAAAAAATGACCCTTGATAGAGTAAAAAGTAATAAACCTGCAGGTCTTCCGGTTCCTATTGAATTATCTCTTACATTAAAAGGGTGTTCTCTATTTAAGATAGGGTCAGTATTTCAACTCAACACTTCTATATTACCAGATAAATATAAAGATTTTGGTTTTATTATAACCGGTACAGACCATTCAATTGGAACAGATAACCAATGGACGACTCAAGTATCATGTAAAATGTACACAGTATAATGTATATACCTAAACATAAATTAATCGTAGGAGGAAAAGTCCCTGGCAAACTAGTGGATATAAAGACCGGTAGACAATACTTAGGTAAGCAAGTTAGAGATCATAAAGGTAATTACTATAAAGGAACAGAGGTAACAAGTAAGTCTGAAAAGTTAAAGCTTGTTAAAGATATAAAGGAACTAGAAAAAGCAACTGGGCTCCGTACAGTTTATGTTACTCCAACACCTGCAGAATATACTAAAGGAGAATTTATAAGGTATTTTATTATGGATTCAAGATCTAGAAGAATTGTTGAAACTGATAAAAAAGCATATCTAGCAGAAAAAAAAGATAGTAAGAGATATAGAAAAGTAATGAAATTAATTTGGTACATAAAAGGTAATCCTGAAGACCAAGTAATAAACGGATATGTCTACCCAGGAGTTAAAACTAAAAATGCTGATGTAGCGAAAAAAGCAGATAAAGTTTTACCTGGAATCTCTTCTCAAGCTTTGAGCAATACAGCTCAATTCGTTATAATGTAGTAAATATTTGCTCGTTCGAGTTTATTTACTTATATTAATAAAAAAGGTTACATAAGTGTTTTATATAGTTGAGCAAGAAGACAAATTACAGAACTTAGAGAAGCTAATTAAATTAGGTGTATTTGTGGATGTTATTTCATCTAACGATTACTATCACCCTAAACTTACTTCTACGGTAGCGGTTTATATTAGATTAGTAGATTCCCACCACGGGTATATTATTCCTATAAATCATGACGAAGGAATTAATGTAGATAAAAACCGTGTATACAAGCTTCTTTCTTCTGCAAGTAAACTATATACATTAGATAAGAAGAACTTGCTCTATCACTTTAATCTACAGGATGCCATAGACGTATCGTTGTTATACTCAATGACAAATTACGAAAGACTAGAGTACTCTAGAGAATTACCTACTATTAATTATTTTTACAATAAATTTACTGACTTTAAAAATATTAATCAGTTAATTCCTTTGTCTAAGTTATATGAATCTAGTGAAAAAGTATATAATAAAATACAAGACGTAATAAAATTATCAATACCTTCTGGTTTTGATTTCTATAATAAAATCGCTACAAATGTATTCTACTTACTAGAACAATCAGGACTAGGAGTTTATTACGAAGAATATAAAGATTTATTTAAACCAAGAAATCCACTATATAATACTGTGGATAATAAAGTACTAACCTCATACAATTTATACAATGCTACTTCTAGACCTACTAATGCTTTCAATTCTGTTAACTTCGCTGCTATTCCTAAGAGCCCACAACACCGGAAGTGCTTCCATCCAACCAATAATTATTTTGTTGAGTTCGATTTCGATGGTTATCACCTTAGGTTACTTTCTGAGCAGATCAATTATAAACTAACACCAGACTCTGCTCATAAGCAATTAGCCAAGCATTATTTCGGTACTGAAGATATTACTGAGGAACAGTATCTAGATGCTAAACAAATTAACTTTCAAGCTATATACGGTAAGATACCTGAAGAACATAAAGAATTAGACATCTTTAAAGACATTCAGAACTATATAGATAATATGTGGAGTAATTTTAACAATGACGGTTATGTAGAAAATCCTCAATCAGGTAAACATTTTACAAAGCAGTTAAAAGAGATGCACCCAGCCAAGCTTATGAACTATATGATGCAGTCGTTGGAAACATCAAATAATATTCTTATATTAAAAGAAGTACTTAGGTACCTACAAGGGAAGAAAACAAAGGTTGTACTCTATACCTACGATGCCCTCCTTTTTGATTATTCAAAAGAAGACGGTAAAGAAACATTAGAGAAACTACAAGAGATCTTAGAAACAGGTAAAAAATACCCAGTGAAATTTAAATTTTCAAAAGACCTTAGTTTATAGAACAAAATGATATTTATATGAAAGATGCAAGTGTTATAGAGAAAGAGTTCGATTATGATATCGATCCAATATATTTAAATGAAGATATGAGTAACAAACTGTTTTGTACTTTCGCCACAGAGGATACACTTGACGACTTATTAGGCACTATTCAAGAAAGGTACAATATAATATACAATAAAATTTTTGTTTTATATTCCAAGTCACAAGATGAGTATATATGTACCTATAATGTAGATTTTGGCAATGTAGGACAGTTCCTAGAGAATACTATTCTCGTACACAGAAAAAAAGAATCTAATACCCTATATACAATTAATGCTCTGAATACTTTAATTAAAGAGCTTAACGGAGGTCAGCTAGACACAGCTTATAGAGTTAATTGGCCAGACTACAGAAATTGTATACTTCTTACTAAAGGACCTGAATTAAAAAGAGTTAATACTAAACTTTATAAGATATTAGAGTTGGATAATTGATAAATTATTCTTATATTATAGTATTAACGTTAAATTAAAATAAGTTATATGAATTTAGATGCTATTAAAGCAAAACTCGGCGAGTTGAATAACAACGGTCAGACTCAAGAAAAAACTGACTATTCAAAGATTTTTTGGAAACCTGAATTAGGTAAGCAAACATTAAGGATTGTTCCTTCTGCTTTTGATCCTACTTTTCCTTTTAAGGAATTAAAGTTTCATTACGGAATTGGGAAGTACCCTATGGTAGCTTTATCTAATTTCGGTAAACAAGATCCTATTGAAGAATTTGTTAAAGAACTGAGAAAGACTAATGATAAAGATAATTGGTCACTTTCAGGAAAGCTTAATCCTAAGACTAGAATCTTTGCTCCTGTTGTAATAAGAGGAGAAGAAGATAAAGGTGTAAGATTATGGGGATTCGGTATCACTATCTATAAAGCATTATTGGCTTTAGCTGAAGATGAAGATGTAGGTGACTATACTGATGTAATGAACGGATGGGATTTAGTAGTAACTCAAGAAGCAGGAAATCCTTACCCTGTTACTACAGTGAGAATTAAGCCAAAGCAAACACCATTATCAGATAATAATGATCTTGTTGATTCTTGGTTAAAGACTCAACCTAATCCTTCAGAAGTACATACCCAGTACGATTACGACTTCATTAAGAAGCAACTACAAAATTACCTAAACCCAGGTTCAGAAGAAATTTCTACTCCTTTAGCAGAAGCAGAACCTACTGCACCAACAAAGACTGACTTTACACTAGAGACAGCAACAACAGGTAATCAATCTACAGTAAGTAAGTTTGACGACTTGTTTAATGAGTAATTAAACAGGCCGCTTCGGCGGCCTTTTTTTTGTTCTATGGCCAATAAATCTGAATATATTTGTACAACACCTTTTAGGTATACGGAAGTACACGACAAAGACCAATGGTTATGTTGTCCTTCATGGTTACCTGTAGATGTAGAACAAGGGTTAGGAATTAAAGGTAATTTCAGATCAGATAAAGCAGAAAAAGTAAGAGATTCAATATTAGATGGTTCATACTCTAATTGTGATGAACTACAATGTCCGTATCTAGCAGAATTAAAGAATAATAAAATATCATCAAGGTTTATACCCAAGACAGATAAAAATATTAGGGTATTAAAAAGTGAACCTGGACCACATACAGTAAATTTTGCATTTGATAGAAGCTGTAACTATGCCTGTCCTACTTGTAGGTTAGACTTTATTATGTATAAAGGTGAAGATAGGAAGTTAGTAGAAAAGAAGCTAAAAGAAGTAAACGAAGAGTTAGCTCCATTTGTAAAGAGATTATATCTTAGCGGATCAGCCGATCCATTCTTTAGTAACTCCTTCAGAAAATTTATGATTAATTTACCTGCTGATAAATATAAAAAGTTAGAGAGTATGCACCTACATACTAACGGCAGCTTATGGACTAAGGAGTTATGGGATAAAATGAAAAGTATTCATAAGTTTGTTAATTCCTGCGAAATTTCTATAGATGCTGCCACTAAACATACCTATGAAAATGAAACACGTGTAGGAGGTAAATGGGATATAATTTTAGAACGATTAAAGTTTATCACTCAAATACCTACAATAAAAGAGTACTGTTTTTCTTTTGTTACTCAAGATAGTAATTTTAGAGAGATGGAGGATTATTATAAGTTAATTAAAACTTATTTTGATAAAAGAAAGACACCTACTAAATGGGAAGTAAAATTTAATCGAGTTATAAACTGGGGGACTTATGATGAAGAGAGTTTTAAAAATAAAGAAGTATTTAAAAAAGAACACCCCTTATTTGAGGAATTTATGGAAAACTTAAATACGGTAAAAGAGTTACCTAATGTTGTACATAATTTTCATGAGTTATATGAGACTAAAAATACACTAATTTAGTTGTATATGAATAAAATTAACACTATATTATAATATAAAGCAAAACAGTTATATGGCAAAGAAAAAAGAAGAGACTTTACAGAAAGCAACTGCAGCAGTCAAAAAGAATTTTAACTTAGGAAACTTTAAGAAGAAAAAAGGTTTCGCTAACGCATCAGTTAAGTTTAAAGAACAAGGTTGGATACCTTTATCTAAGGCATTTCAAGATATTACATCATTGCCGGGTATACCAACAGGCCACATTACCTTATTAAGAGGTCATAGTGATACAGGTAAGACTACTGCACTACTAGAAGCAGCAGTTAATGCACAAAAGCAAGGAGTTCTACCTGTGTTTATTATTTCAGAGATGAAATGGTCATGGGAACATGCTAGAGAAATGGGCTTAGAATTTGAAGAAGTAAAAGATGAAAATGGAGTAGTTACTGATTATGAAGGATTCTTCTTATACGCAGATAGAGGTACATTAAATACTATAGAAGAAGTAGCCGTACATATGGCTGACTTAATAGATGAACAGTCAAAAGGTAACTTACCTTATGATATGTGTTTCTTCTGGGATTCAATTGGATCTATACCTTGTGATCTATCAGTACGTTCTAATAAGAATAATAATGAATGGAATGCAGGAGCAATGTCTACTCAATTTGGTAATAATCTTAATCAAAAGATTCTATTATCTAGAAAAGAAAACTCTCCTTACACTAATACATTAGTTGCTATTAATAAAGTATGGACCATGAAACCTGAGCATCCAATGGGTCAACCTAAGTTGCAGAATAAAGGGGGAATGTCTATGTGGTATGATGCTACATTAGTTGTTACTTTCGGTAACATTACTAATCCAGGTACATCAAAGATTAAAGCTATTAAAGATGGTCTTCAAGTAGAATTTGCTAAGAGAACTAACATTCAGATAGAGAAGAACCACATTGGAGGAGTTCAATCAAGAGGCAGAGTAGTAATGACTTCACATGGATTTATAGAAGATGATAAAAAAGCAATTGATAGATATAGAGATGCTCATAAAGATCACTGGTTAAAGCTTGTAGGGTCTATAGATTTTGATTTAATAGAAGAAGGCGATCTAGAAGAAGAAATAATCACTCCTAATATTCTTAACTAATGAAAATTACACCTGTATTTAAATATCCTGCTGAACCATCTTGGGATGATATAAGACATACTATACCTCTGTGGTTAATAGAAGATGTAGAAATACCTAATTCTATAATCCAATCTTTGAATGAACCTAATTCTTGGAGTGACTATTCAAAAACAATGAAAGATAAAGAGTACGCTGAGGGTCATAGAGATAGATTACTTCATAGAAATTCTAAATTTTTAAGTGATAAATTAAATAAAGAAACAGGGTTAGATAAATTTATAATTAAACATCTCAGTAAACAAAAAGACTATGATTATAATGCTACATGGCCTTCTTCTGGGGTTGAACCTTATTTAGATAAACTGGGAGTTAGCGTTCAGATGGTAAAAGACAGTCCTAGTTACAAACAACACCCTCACGTAGATAATTTTTTTGTATTTGGGACTATATTACTTAATTTACAAGATAATAACCCAGATTCTGGAACAGTATACTACGATTATAGAGACCATTTATTAAACGGCAAACAGACAAGAGTATATAAAGGACCATATAAAAAAGGTACTGGTCTTCTACATATTAATACACCTGCTAATTTGCATGAAGGATGGAACGAAGGAGATTCTGATAGATTTGTAGCATTCGGTAATATTTGTCTAGGATGATAAATGGAAGAGTTAACTTACTTCATTTAGAAGTTTCAAACCTCTGTAATGCAGCATGTCCTTGTTGCCCTAGATTCTTTGAAAACTCTCCAAATGTTACTAAGACATTGAAGCTAGGATATATAAGTTACGAAACCTTTATAGAATGGTTTCCAGTAGAATTTCTTAACAAAGTTAACTTTTTACTTTTTTGCGGCAATCACGGAGACCCAGGAACAAACCCAGATCTTGCTAGAATTATAGATTATTGTGCTACTACAGATGTACAGAAGATACAAGTACATACTAATGGAGGAATGAAGAATACTACATTTTGGTCTGAAGTTGCTCATGCTTTAAAGAATTATCACGGAACAGGAGAACTTATCTTTAGTGTTGATGGATTAGAAGATACTAATCACATATACAGAAGAAATGTAAAATGGGATAAGTTAGTTGCTAATATGAAAACTGTAGGTGAAATTAATCCTGGTAGAGAAAACGGTGGATTTGATTTCTTTTGGGAATATTTAGTTTTTCAACATAACGAACATCAGATAGAAGAAGCAAAAGAAAGAGCAAAAGAATATGGTTTCTGTAGTATAGTATTCAAAAAACCAGTAAACTTAGATGATGGAGAAAATATCACACCAGTACCAGTTTACGATAAAGAAGGTAAGTTTGAATATTGGCTTCAACCAACAAAGTTAGATAGATTTAAACCTTCTTATTTAGGTAATAATCCTAAAGAAGTTTTTAAACACAAAAGAGCTGATTTATATAAA